GCTATACTAACATGGGAAAATGCGATTGGAGCAGTAGCCTAATATGGCAAACACTACGAACTATAATTGGGAAACACCGGACGACACCGATCTGGTTAAGGATGGCGCAGCTGCTATTCGCACGCTCGGCTCATCTGTTGATACAACAACAAAAGCCTTAAATCCATCTACAACTCTTGGCGATATTGAATATCGTTCATCAACGGCAAACACAAACACAAGACTTGGAATTGGAACGACTGGACAAATCTTATCCGTTGTTGCAGGAGTGCCAGCATGGGTTGCAAATGATGTCGGTGATATTACCGAAGTTGCAGCCGGAACAGGAATTTCTGTTGCATCAGGCACAGGACCAATTCCAACGGTTTCAATTGATACAGCTATAACTGCTGATTTAACAACCGCACAAACATTAACAAATAAAACTTTAACTTCACCAGTCTTGACAACTCCAACACTAAGCACAATAGATGCAAAAGCCGATTTAATTGTTGGAACAGCTGATAACACAATTGGTCGATTAGCCGTAGGCACAGATGGACATGTTTTAACAGCCGACTCTACTGTTTCACCAACAGGCTTAAAGTGGGCTGCGCCTGCTAGTGGTGGCTTAACTTTGATAAATAGCACAAGTTTTAACAACACAGTAAATAATTACACAGTTAGTTCAATACCGACAACTTACAAAAATTTAATAATTATTGGTTCTGGTTTGCAAACTTCGGCTGGCTCTACTGGGCCTATTCAACTGCAATTTAATGGTGATGCTGCTGCAAATTACAATAATTTAGGAATTCGCAACAATGCTGGAACAATTCAATCCGATGCTTCTTTGGCTGACACTAGTATCCAAACAGGCATTGTATTTGGTCTAACTGGAGACTCCTCCGGCAGATTTGGCGGTTTCCAAATGTTTATAAATAATTACGCCAGCACAAGCCTTTACAGGACAACCAATAATAATGGTTTCGCAGGCCCAGGTGGGTCATTTTATGTTAACCAATATGCTGCCAATTACAACAACAATACAACTGCAATTACTTCAATAAAATTTATAAATGCAAGTGGCGGGGATTTCAAGGCTGGAACAATACAAATTTACGGAGTGAACTAATGAGCAAAACAATGGATATTAACGCAACTACTGGTGAGCAAATCGTTAGAGATATGACCGATGATGAACAAATGGCATACGAGGCTAATCTTAATTCTTATAGACAACGACTCGCAAAAGAAGAACTGGAAGCAGCAGCCAAAATTGCAGCACAGGCGAAACTTGCAGCACTTGGTTTAACTGTTGAGGATTTACAGGCTCTAGGTCTTTAGCATAATCTTGAGGAATTGTGCCGATGAAACCCTACCTATCTAAAGCAGCAGTCCAACTACGGGAGCAAATTGATGACTGTTTTGTTGAAAGATCTAGAAAATCGGATGGTTGGATTTCAGACGCTAGGCATCAAAAAGTAAAATCGGATCACAATGCCTTGCCTTCGGGTGAGGTTTGTGCCATTGACATTACAGCTGATCTAGGTCAAGCCGAAGGCATATCTGCCTACCTTGCCGATCAGATACGCATTGCTGGCAAAACAGATAAGCGGATCAAATATGTAATTCACAATCATCATATTGCCAGCAAACTATTGAACTGGCGTTGGCGTAGATACAAGGGCATAAATCCTCACACCAAACATATTCATATTTCATTTCATTCAAAACAAACAGGAGAGTTCTTTAATATCCCACTACTAGGAGGCAACGCATGAAACTATCTAACAAACACAAGGCTGCAATTAAGTCATATTTAAGAGCTGTAGCTGCTTCCGGCATTACTGTCCTATTGGCGATCGTTGCTGACATCCGTCCAGAGTTTGCAATCTTAGCTGGAGCATTAGTAGCACCTATTGCAAAAGCATTAGATCCAAAGTCCGGTAAAGAGGCTGATTATGGAATCAATGCGAAATGACAGCAAACGAATGGGTTGGTATCGCCGTTGGCGTATCCGCCATATCAACAAGTTTGTTGCTGGGTCTGCGTTGGGTTATTAAATCCTACTTACAAGAATTGAAGCCCAATTCTGGAAGTTCGATCAAAGACCAAATTACAAGATTAGAACAGCGTGTCGATGATCTGTTTGTCTTAATCAGTAAGCGATAATTTTATTTATGGCGAACACTCGAAAACCTATCAAACGCAAAAAGATCAATCGTCGTGTCGTTCGCCAATCTCCTGAACCATTAACAAAGATAGATCAGCATTACACCGCATTGCATGAATGTTATAAAGCAGCTCGTAAAGCAGGATTTACACCAGAGCACGCATTCTGGCTAATGACCGAGCATAAGACTTTTCCTGATTGGATTGTAGGCGATGGCGGGATTATTCCGTCCATAGATCCAACTGACGATGAGGATGACGATTAAAGCCAATCGTAGGTATTTGATAACACCAGATTTGCAGATTCCACTTCACCACCCACAAGCTGTAAAAAACCTCATTCGCATGAGCAAGCATGAGAAATTTGATTATGTATTAAATGTTGGTGATGAGTTGGATATGACTTCTCAGAGCCGTTGGGTAAAAAACACAAAACTAGAATTTGCTGAAACTCTTGATGAGGAAAGAACTATTGCTCAAAACATTCTTTACGATTTAGGCACGACAGATATTATTAGATCAAACCATACGGATCGATTATTTACTACCTTGCTCAAAGGTGCTCCATCATTGCTTGGATTGCCTGAATTAGTTTATGAGAAATTTATGAATTACTCAGATCTTGGCATTCGCTTCCATAAGAGGGCTTATGAGTTTGAAAAGGGCTGGTATTTGGCTCATGGTGATGAAGGAGTTATGTCCAAGCACGCTGGTATAACTGCCCTTAATCTTGCTAAAAAGTGGGGTAATAGCGTGGTTTGTGGGCATACCCATAGGCAGGGTGCTACTAGACACCAAACTGGCTTAAATGGGCGTTATTCAACGATTTGGGGCATTGAGGCAGGACACTTGATGGACATGAAAAACAAAGCCTCATACCTAAAATATGCCTCAGCCGATTGGAATATGGGATTTGTTGTGCTTAGTTTTGGAAAGAAAGGCATGAGCGTAGAAGTAGTGCCGGTCAATCATGATGGTTCATTCAGCTACAATAAGCGTTCTTATGGGTCGTGAAACAGACTATATCGACCGCACGATTGATGACCATATCGATGATGTTGAGGATATTGGCGTTATCTAATCGTTATAAGCCACGCCGATAAATTATTGGCTTAAAAACTTGATTTAGGTCAAACTTTATGTATTCACAGAGATGCTGTGGATATGTAAGGGAGCAACATGAAGTCAAATGAAAGAAAATGCGAATGGTGCAACGGCACTACTCGTGGGGATGTTTGTCCAAAATCTTTGGAATGTCCTAACTGTTTATCAAAAGCAGGTTTAAGCTGCAAGCGACCATCCGGTCATCGTGCATCCGAAATTCACAGTTCAAGAATTAAGGCTGCTTTTGCAATTGATGATGCAAATGGTTTTGACTGGAAATTGGCTTACGCTGATAAAATCGAGGTGAGCGTATGACCGCAAAAGATGACATGCTACAACTGGCTTGGATATTTATGGGCTTGGGTATAGGCGCATGGATTATTCACGAAATTAAAGACACCGCATTTCAGAATGGATACTGGAAAGGTCGGGCGCATGGCTGGGATTCACACCGCCGATTGATGAACACCAAAACCAAGTCTGATGAAGTATTTGATTATGACAAAAACTGAGCAATTGCTTGATGATGTCATTACTACGATTCAGCAGCGTGGAAATGTCTATGGACATCCATACTATAACCACAAACGAATTGCAGGTCTTTGGTCTGCATATTTGGATTTCCCAATCACACCACACCAAGCTGCATTGTGCATGGCACTTGTCAAGGTTTCTCGGCTTAGTGAAACCTCAGATCATTACGACAGTATTAAAGACTTCATTGCCTATGGGGCTGTATATAACACAGTCCTCGAAGCAGTCAAAGATGACCAGTTTGAATGGGGTGATAAATAATGGCATTTAATTTAGAGGATTATGAAACAGTCGAATCAAGATTGGAGAAGTGGCATGGAAAATTTCCAGACAACAGAATCGAAACTGAACTCATCGAGGCATCTAACACTCGATTCATTGTATTTTGTAAATTATTCAAAACGGAAGCGGACGCAAAGCCGGCTGCAACTGGGCTTGCTTTTGAAACAATTTCGGATCGTGGTGTCAATTCAACTTCTGCATTGGAGAATTGCGAAACTTCAGCGATTGGCAGAGCACTTGCAAACGCAGGTTTTGCAGCTAAAGGCAAGAGAGCATCTCAAGAGGAAATGAGTAAGGTGGTTGCACCCTCATCTTTTAAGGAGAAATTGGAAAGCCGGCAAAACATGTATGGCAAGGCAGGATCTAAGTCAGCACAAATCGAAACAATCCTAAGAGATAGTTTTGAAGCTGATAAACCTAAAGATCCGGTTGCTTGGTCTGTTGGGGATGTTGTCGATCAGATAGCGGCATCAATACCTAATGAGCCACCTGCTTGCCAGCATGGTCATATTCTTAAAGAGGGAATCTCTAAAGGAGGCAAGCCATATTATGGATATGTATGCAAAGCAAAAGCATGTGAACCTAAATGGGGAAAACTTACAGCTAATGGAAAATGGTATTTCGAAGGAGGTGAATAAATGGGTGAATTACAAATCATTGACGGCTCTGGTCTAACTGCAACCTTTACAGATGATGGAGTTAAGGTAGAGCCATCAACAATTAAATGCGACACTTGCAATGATGACAGATTACTTCATGAGGGCGATCTGCTTCGATGCTATGTGTGCCACACAATCAACAGAATTCCTTATCCGGTAAATAGGAATTTGAATGCCTAATTACGAATACGAATGTGATGGCGAGGGGTTGAGTATTGTATTGGATCTTCCAATGGAGCACGAAATCCCTTGTTGTCAAGTATGTGGGGCTAAGTTAAGGCGTGTCTATTCAGCAGTTCCGGCAATTTTTAAGGGAACTGGATGGGCTGGTAAAAAATGAAATGGACTAATGCTGCGGATCAATTAATCTCACAAAGACATCTAACTGCAAAAGAGTTAGCCGATAGACTTGGTATAACTCCACACGCTGTATATCAGAGGCGATCAAAGTTAGGTATTAAATTCTGGCCTAATGCAAAACAAGCAAATTATCCAAAATCAAGATGGCCAAGATCTTACAAAATGACTAGGCGTTGGGTGTTGGAAAGGGATCGTTGGAGTTGCGTTTATTGCGGTGATGCCGCTAATCAGGTGGATCATGTTATTCCCAAAAACAATGGAGGATCAGACTTGCCATCTAATCTTGTTGCTGCCTGTGCTCGATGCAATAACTTGAAAGGCACTAGCTGTGGAGATTGTCCAAAATGGAGGATAAATGCCAACCTTTAGATGCAACTTTTGCTCAGCAAAGAGTGAGTTTGTATGGCTTGATGAGTTTGCAACGCACGAAGGTTTCAGGGTATTTCAATGCCTTAAATGCTGTGCTGTGGGAACTAAGAATCTAGCAGAACAGACTGACACACAAGAACCGGTTCAGCGATGCACCAAGTGTGGATCATGGATGTTTGCAGAAATGGAGTGTCATACATGTGCGCTAATCATGACGAAATGACACACACAATTAATTGGATTCATCAAAACAAGCTGCGTGAGCAATGGGTAGTTGATAACCCAAACGCACAATATATAGGTTGGATGTCGATATGAAACTTACGCTGACACGCCGTCAAATTAGGTTCGGTATGATACCCTTAAACGCAAATTCGCTTTTAGAGCGAAAGGGCGATCTGCGAAGCAGAAAGATCGCAAGGTTTGGTTTGGTGATATCTCTGTTCATAGCCTTAAACATAGGCTTATTAAAAGATTATTCCGTTGCTTCAATAGATAAAACAAATCATTACAGACAATGGGCTTTTATACAGCTTAATGACTTAGATCAATTTTACTGTTTAGATGAATTAAATTTTAAGGAATCAAGATGGAATCCAAAAGCCAAGAATGGTAGTCATTATGGTATTCCTCAAGGTAGATCTAAATGGTTAGCAACAGTTGATGGATACAAACAGATTGATTGGCAATTGAAATACATAAAGAAGCGATACGATAATCCTTGCAATGCATTACAACATCATAAGATTAAGGGATGGTATTGAGTAAGTCAGCTTTAAGATCAACAGGATCTACAAGGCATTGGCGATCTATTCGCAGTAGGGTGTTGAGGCGTGATGCCTTTATCTGTCAATACTGTAATCAAGAGGCTACAACTGTCGATCATGTGATACCTAGAAGGCTTGGCGGTTTAGATGACGACAGCAATCTCGTTGCATCCTGCACAAGATGTAATTTAAGCAAGGGTGGGCGGTTTTTTGTGAGCAAGAGGACACCACCGACCCCCCGTTCCTTTTCTAACCCACAAAACACCTCGATCGCTCACGATCAGACTGAATCAGTTTGATTAATTTACAAACAGGCGAGATCTTAACTGATCCGGCTTATTCAGAATTAGGAGGTGTGCAAACTCCACGAATTCATTCAAAACTGACTGATTTACCTTCAAAGGGTCAAGACATGATTGATCTTGCTACCGAACTGGGCATCAATCTTATGGAATGGCAACGCTTTGTGTGCATTCATGGTCATAAGGTGCGTGAGGATGGTCGTTGGGCTCATTCTGAACTTGGTTTGATTATGGCAAGGCAGCAAGGCAAGTCCACCCTGATGATGCTCCGAATCTTGACCGGCATGTTTGTCTGGGGTGAAGGTTTGCAACTTGCATCAGCTCACAGACTTACTACCTCACTTGAAACATTTAGACAAATTGTTGGCTTAATTGAAACGCATCCAAAGTTGGAAAAAGAAGTAAAGAAAATCCGGTGGCAACATGGTGCTGAAGAAATTGAATTATTCGGCAATAGGCGGTTTGTTGTAAAGGCTGCTAACAATGCAGCTAGAGGTTTGAGCAAACCTGAAACGATTCACCTTGATGAGTTGCGTGAGTATAAAGATGAGGATGCTTGGTCATCAATGCGATATTCCATGATGGCTGCCAAAAATCCGCAAGTATGGGTTTATTCATCAGCAGGAGATCAGCATTCCGTAATCCTAAACAAATTGCGTGAGAGGGCGTTGGTTTCAGCTACAACCAACGATCCGATAGGTTGGTTTGAGTGGAGTGCAGAACCCGATGCTCCGATCTTGCTTCCGTCAGGCGAGATTAATTGGAGTGCATTTGCTCAAGCCAATCCGTCATTGGGAATCACAATTCACCCAGATAACTTAAAAGCAGTTATTAATGATCCTCCAGATATTGTGCGAACTGAAGTTTTGGCGCAATGGGTAGATACAATTAATTCAGCGATTGATGCACAAAAGTGGGCATTGTGTCAGACTGATCCGATACCTTTAGATCCTGAAAAAGAAACTTGGTTTGGATTAGATTTAAGTCCGGATCGAAAATTTGGCGCATTAGTCGCAACTCAGAAACTATCAGGAGAAAGATTTAATTTAGTTTTACTTCATACTTGGTCAAATGATTATTCAATAAACGATTTAGCGGTTGCAAACGATATTGCACCTTATGTAAGAAAATATAATGTTCAGACTGTCGCTTATTCCAAAAGGACTGCACAAGCTGTCGCAAGCCGGCTAGTCCCTGCTGGAATTCCCATTACCGATATGGATGGGGCGATATATGCTGAAAGTTGTGATCGGTGGTTGGGCGCAATCAATTCCCATCGATTACAGCATGGAGGTCAAGACGAACTGACCCAACAAACACTTTCCGCTGCGAAACTGCCCTATGGGGATGGGTCATGGATCATCGGAAGGCGTGCAAGTCGAGTGGCAGTTTGTGCAGCTGTCGCTTCGGCTTTAGCAACATATTTTGCGACACAACAAGAAACGGAAATTGATATTCAAGTCGGATAAATTGCATTTATGGTATATTATGTGCTAATGGGATTATTCGACCGATTTATCACAAATCAGACACCACAAATTCAAACAGATGTTGCTGCTGCCAATACGCCATTTAATTTACAACAAGCATTCGGCGGTTTATTTCTAGGAGCACAAACAGCAACAAGAGAACAGGCAATGTCTGTTCCATCCGTAGCAAGAGCAAGAAACATTATTTGTTCAACAATCGGATCATTACCAATTGAAACTTATAATCATTTTACAAAAGAACATTTAAGACCACAGCGAGTAATTATGCAACCAGATCCAAGAATTGCCGGATCAGCAATTTACTCATGGTTGGCGGAAGATTTACTTTTCACAGGAACGGCCTATGGAGTTGTTTTGGACGCCTATTCATCTTCTGATGGTAGTCGAGTTCGTGCATGGACAAGAGTTGAACCAAGTCGAATTACTTACAACACAAATGCTGCACAAACAGAAATTACTGAATATTTAATTGACGGAATGCATATTCCTGCAAGTGGTGTTGGCAGTATTATTGTTTTCAGCGGACTTGATGAAGGTGTATTAAATCGAGCAGGTCGCACAATTAGAGCTGCACAAGAATTAGAAAAGGCTGCCGAATTATACGCTAAAGAGCCAGTTCCAACAATGGTGTTAAAATCAAATGGCACAAACCTTACTCCAGAACGAATTACAAAATTGCTTGAGAGTTGGAAAGTTGCAAGATCAACAAGAGCAACTGCATTCTTAAATGCTGATGTTGAATTGACTGCACTTGGCTTCGACCCCGCAAAATTACAATTAAATGAAGCCAGACAGTATCTCGCAACCGAATGCGCCCGTGCCGTGGGAATTCCGGCAAGTTTCTTATCTGCTGAATTAACAAGTCAAACATATAGCACGACTGTTATGGAGCGAAAAGCCCTTATCGATTTCAGCTTGAGAAATATAATTACGCCAATAGAGCAAAGATTATCTGCTGCTGATTTTGTTCCAAATGGTGTCGAAGTTAGATTTGACATTGATGATTTCTTGAGAGGTTCGGCATTAGAGCGTGCTCAAGTTTATGAAATCCTAAACCGCATTGGCGCAATGAGCGTTGAGCAAATCCAAGAGGAGGAGGACTTAATCCGATGAAGATTAATTTCCCAGTAACACTAACCGCAGCCGATAGCCGAAAGCGCACCATAACTGGGACAATCGTAACTTGGGGCGAGCGTGGCAACACTTCCGCTGGAGCAACTGTATTTGAGGAAGGTTCGATCGATTTCTCAAAGCCTGTCAAGTTATTGCTTGAGCATGATCGCACTCGACCAATTGGCAAGATGATGGATATTACAGCTGACAAAAATGGCATCGAAGCAACATTTAAGATTGCTGGAACAATTGCTGGAGATGATAGTTTGCTTGAAGCAGCCGAAGGTTTAAGAGATGGATTTAGTGTTGGCGTAATGGTTGATGACTGGAAAAACAAAGATGGTGTTATGTCAATCAGCGCAGCCAAATTAATTGAGGTGTCTTTAGTTACTGATCCCGCAATTGATAGCGCAAGAGTTGCAGATGTTGCAGCAACCGAAACACCAGCAGAGAATTCCGAAGCAACCGCTGAGGATAAAACAACACAGGAGGACAAATTGTCTGATATAACTTCAGATGCTCCTATCGCCACCGAAGCGGTAGAAGCTGCAAAGTCTGAGCCTGTGGCTGTTATGGCAACTCAACCAGTTGCTTACACAAAGCCACGCTCACCAATCGTAAATAAAGCAACATATTTAGAGCACTCAGTTCGTGCTGCACTAGGAAATGATGACAGCAAGATTTATGTTCGTGCTGCTGATGACACAACATCAAACAACGCTGGTCTTGTTCCAACTCGTCAATTGACAGAGATCATCAACCCATTATCAAATGCAGATCGTCCAGCTGTAGATTCAGTATCTCGTGGCGTTCTACCTGATGCGGGCATGTCATTCGAAATCCCTAAAATCACAGTTGTTCCTGTGGTTCAAGAGGAAAGTGAAGCAGATGCAATTATCGAAACAGGATTAACAAACTCATTCTTAACTGTAAATGTTAAGAAATACGCTGGCGGACAAACTTTCTCAGTTGAGTTGTTAGATCGCTCATCCCCAGCATTCTTTGACGAGTTAGTTAAGCAAATGGAATTCGCTTACATCAAAGCAACAGATATTGCAGTTATTGCTGGCTTAGTTGCTGGCGGAACAGATGGCGGAAACCGCACATTAGATGCAGCAGGACTTCTTGATTTCGTATCAGACGGATCTGTTTCAATCTACAAAAACACACTTGGCACAGCAACAAACATTCTAGTTTCACCAGAACAATTTGGTGCAATCATGAACCTTGCTGACAATGGTCGCCCAATTTACCAAAATCTAATTGGCAATCAAAATCAAGGTGGAAACCTAACTGGTCAATCACTTGGCGGAAACTTGCTTGGATTAAACCTTCGAGTATCTCGCAACATGGCAGTTGGAGCACCAACAGCTGATGATTCACTTTGCTTAATCAATCCAGATTCATACACATGGTATGAGAGCGCACGAACACGCCTTCAGACTAATGTGGCGTTGAACGGACAGATCGAGGTTTCTTACTATGGTTATGGCGCACTTGCCACCAAAGTTGGAGCTGGTGCTTACCGATTTATGGTTGCGTAGTCAACTGATTTAACTGAGTGCCTAGGGTTGCTCCCGATCCTAGGCATCCATTAATGGGAGTTTAGAGAGGAACTTATGCCTACAATTATCACCGCAAGTCAATTGCGTTCCGTATTGGGTGTAAGTTCCGCTCTATATGATGACACTTACTTGAACCAAATTATTGAC